TCCGTTGTGCGTTTGATGATGGCATCTTATCGTTGTATTGTTGTCTCCAATCGTAATCGACCGTAAGGTCTTGTGTATCATAGACATTGGCTAAGGTAGTGTACATATCATATTCTATCTCTGTCATAGTTAGTGTGTCTCAGCCCAGTTGTTACCGATCTTATACTCACCGTCTAACGGTACATTAAGCTTCAGTTGTTTACCTGCGTGTTGGATAGATTCAACGGCTAACTTACCGAATACTTCTGCTTTATCAGGTACTACTTCTGCTTGGAACTCGTCGTGTATATTAGCTACGAATGCATACTCTCTACCGTGTTGCCATCTCAATCCGTTCAACAAATGAAACAGTTGGATCAACGCTACTTTCATACACACAGCACCAGCCGATTGTAATAACATGTTCAAGGCTGCGTGACTACTGCGTATCGGTAGGATGCGTCCGTCTAGACCCTTCAGTTCTCCGCCGTGCTTTACCTTTCGTTGTACATCAGCTTGTAAACGAGCGAGTGCTGGTAGACTACTGAAGAACTTACGCTTTAGTTTCTGTCCGAGCTGTGCGTTACCACCTGCTATGTTACCGATCTTCTCGTCGCCTGCTCCGTACAACAAAGCATAGATGAATGTCTTGGCTTGGTCACGTGTCTCTAGTCCCGCTGCCTTTTGATTGACGGTGTGTACATCTCCTTCCGTTACGATCTTAGCGTACTCACCGCGATCGTAGAACGCCATGTAGTGTGCAAGCATACGAAGCTCTAAACCAGATGCGTCACACCCCACTAACTTGTAACCGTTACGCACTGTGAATAACTCACGACACTCCGCTCCGTACTCTGCTCGTACACTTGGGACTTGTGCTACATTAGGAGTTTGGTGTGTACATCTACCAGTGACTGCACCGTTGGTATTTACTCTACCGTGTATCACTCCGTTCTTCTGTAGCTTTAGCCACGCTTGTTGTCCTTCTGCTAACTGACCAAGTCTTTTCTGTACCAATAGATACGATAACAAATCCTCTGCTATAGGGTGGTCGATACCACGTAGTACAGATTCATCTACCTTATAAGATACTCCGTCGTTCTCAGTGGGCAGTTCATAACCAAGACCCATCAATCGTTCAGCTATCTGCTTACGACTGCCGGGATTAAAAGGTATCTCTTTCACTGCGTTGCCTTGCTTCTTAGCATCCTTAACCAGTGTCTGCTTCAACCCCCGACTCTTCAGCTCCTGCTTCAGTTCGTTCTTTGTCTTACGACTGATAATCTCTACACCGTCTTTCATCTTTATCTCAAGCGACCAACCGCTGGGACTCTTCATCTCTACCTGTGTTGGTTTCCATTGAGTCTGTAAGTCAGTGGTCAGCTTCGCTCGGATACCCATAAGCTTGGCAGTCAGTACGTCTGCTTTATCCATATCAAACTTAAACCCGTGTCGCTCTTGCAAAGAGATAACAAACTTGAACCAATGCTCAATCGCTATCATCTCTCGACTAGGGTTCTGCTTGAATAGATAATCGTACAGCAACTGCGTTACAATAACATCACGCTCGCAGTACTTACGCATCTCTTCGTTGTACGCCTCAAATGCATCGTCCTCTTCTCCGTAAGTCAGCTTGGTTGTGTTACCCATCCGGTGTCCCCACGCTTTCAACGAGTGACTACCAACGAGTGCTTTATCAAACTTGTTCCGTCCGAAGTCATCGTTACGTAGATCAGGAAACACACAGCGACTAACAACTAATGTATCTAATACTTTTACTAGTGGTGGTGAGAAACCGTACAGCTTCTTCAGTGCTGGTATGTCGAAGTCGATGACGTTGTGTCCGACAATACGGTCTGCTTTCTGAAGCTCCAACAATCCACGCTCTATACTTTCCCCGTGAAACGTCATCATCTTCGGCATCATAGGAGCGTAGATGGATAGACAGTGGACGGTGTGAAGGTCAGAGAGTGTAGCCCAATCGTTAATGCGGTTGGTCTCTATATCAAAGAATAGTGTTCTCATGCTTCAGTATCGCCACCAAGTACGACAGACTCCCAAGAGAACGGAGGTTTCGGTGCTACTCTATTATTATGTTCCCAACCCTCATCCATAATTATTTTATTATATTCAACCCATCTTTTGTAATGCCTTAACCAAGCTAACTGACACTCCGGTACATCAATCCCCTTGTCGTAAGACTCTTTCATTTGTACACACTCGTCGTGTAATTCGTTATAAGTCTTTAATAGTGCTTGTTTATTTTCTTCTTTGTGGTCCACATCATCTGGTATTAAACCCCAAACAATCTTATCAATCTCGCAAGCAAGGTTTAATGTACGGGTTGGGTCTACAAATTCTCCTTGACTATAATCCATGTTAGCAATCTCAATAAGATACTTAGACGTATCTATCAGAGTAAAGAATTGTTTCTTAGTAATTTTGGTTTTCATATATTAATTATTCTCCGGTTTATCTTGTATGTTATTTTGTTTTATTAGTTTTTGATAAGGCACTAGCTTCTTCAAAGCCTCTACCCAATCGTTGTTATGTAATCTATTCTTAGGGTCTGAGTTCTTAGCTGCGTCTATACACATATCAATGAACTCAGCTTTCCACTTATTAGAACGGCTGACTGTTAGTTTCTTCTTCTTCATCACTACTACGTTTAAACACGTCGGGTGTGTATCGTCCAGTGTCTCCGCTGTAATACAATGTATCGCAGTGTCCGGTCTGTCCGCTGAATCTATTCTTCAACACACGCACCCTTGTTTCGTTACTTATTGTTTCGCTTTGTTGGTTTCGTTCCAGACCGATCACCATGTCCGACAGCTGTGCGATTGCTTGGCTACCTCGGAGGTGGTGCAGACTTACTCGTCCTCCCTCTTCGTGTCCGCTATCAACACGCTTCAAGTGAGACACCAGTACCATACCACACCCTGTCTCTTCAACAAGACTGCGTAGCTTGGTCATGGTGTTGTCGATCAATCGTCGCTCGTCATCTCCTTGGATACCACTAACAACAATCGATAGGTGATCCAAGAATATCCACTTACAATCGTAGCCTTTGACCAAGTACTTTATCTTACCCAAGAGGTTATCACTATCCATACTACCGAAGTGATCGTAGGTGTAAAAGTTCCCGTTACCTACCGTCTCATCAAATGCAGGTCGTAGTACATCCTCACTTGTATCGTCTTCTTCAAGGTGTATAGGTTTGTTTATGTGGATGCCCATGATGCCAAGAGCTGTGCGTCGTACCGATTCTTCAAGAGCGATGTATCCTACCTTCTCTCCTAATCCAAGGATGTGGTGAGCGATCTCTCTACAGAACAACGACTTACCGATACCACTACCAGCACACACCGTTACAAGTTCTCCTTGTCTCAGTCCTAGTGTCAGCTCGTTCAGTCCGGCATACGGATAAGGTATAGACTTACTGTTTTCTCTGTCAGCTATGACATCCCACAGTTCTTTACCGTTTACGATACCGTCTGGTCTGTACTCACGTGCGTCGAACAAGCAACTAACTAACTCCTTCGCTCGTCCAGCTACTAGCATATCAGACGGGTCTTTTAGTGGTATCTCTGCGATGTATGCTTTGCCGGGTGTTAACAGGGCTGCACATTCTGCTGCTCCCTTTCGTCCGACATCATCCATATCAAAACAGAACACAACTTGTTCGTAACGATCTAACCAATCGATTGCTTGAGCTACATATTTCTTAGCTGCCCCTGCTCCGTTCGGTACAGATACGACGGGCCACTTGTTATCCATAGCTTGACTAGTACTAAGAGCGTCGATCTCTCCTTCTACTACAATGACACGGCGACCGCCGTCACGCCACAGGTGCTGACCGTACAGTCCTAGTAGCTCTCCTTTGATGTGGAACTTCTTGTTAGGTGTACGAATCTTTTGTCCGCACGTCTTGCCGTCTCGTGTCTTATAGTTAGCTATCTGTACAGGCTCACCGTTATATACACCACACCAGTATCCCCACTTCCGACAAGTGTCTTCAGTGAGGTTGCGTCGTGCTATAGCTTCTGGTTCTCCTCGTACATAATCTCTCGGTGTTGGGGAGGTGGTTTCGTTCTTCATTCGTCCGGCTCCAACGTGATCGTCGCAACTGAAACAATGGGTGCTACCGTCGTCGTTGGTGGAGAGAGCGTCTGAACTTCCGCACTTATCGCAGGGTTGGTGGGTGGTTGTGAAAGCCATGATTTAGGTATAGTTTTATTTGCATATTGTATGTTTTTCTTTTCGCACCAAGCAGCGTAGGTGGTGTTGCTTCCTTTACGAATCTTATTAAAAGCATTCATAAATACTAGTCGTATGTCTAGATGTGGATGTTGGGCTTTGACTAGTAAATGCTTTGTTCTATCCTCGACTGTCCACAATCCTTTAGCTTCTATGATGATGCCGTTAGGTAGTATGAAGTCGGGAGTATAAGTTGCCGTTTTAGTGTACTCTAACTTTAACGTTTCGTATTGGAAACTAACACCACCACGCTTAAGTTGGTTAGCTAGTGTAGCTTCGAATCCGGATCGATAATTAGAAGTTCGCTGTGAGCGTCGTTTCTTCTGTCTCTTCCGCATCAAATGCTCCGGTCAAGTCTTCACCTCCGTTAGCTACGTATCCTTCTTCTTCGGTAAAACCAAACTTTTCAGCAGCCACTCCGCCTACGCCACCGTTAGCTAACTTCAATACCTGCACTCCTTCAATCTGAAAAGTCACTCCAAAACCCATCAAATCTGTGTGCCAAAAGTTACAAGTGAAAGCTACTACTACCTCACTGCCACCCCACACTTGTACATCTTTAGGTAAAGGTTGAGTTTTTGAATCGTACATAGGAACACTAAAGAAATATTCCTTACCATCCTTAGCTTTCGTGCCTCCTTTAAGTTTTGTCTTAACAATTATAGCACCATCTTTAGATACAATAGGTAAAGCAGCTGTCTTAATCTTTACGCCTTGTCTTTCCTGTTCTGCTTGCAGTGCGTTTTCATACAAAGGTTTCAGTTCTGCTTTTAGTTGCTCGACTACCTCTGGTGTTACTACAACATCGCATTGATACTCACCGTACTCCTTCTTGTACGTTTTATTAGGTTCGTTTAAGTGGCAGAACTTAGCAGTTCCTTTTACTTTTAGTATTTCTTTTTTTATTCTAGCTTTTACTGTCATTTTTCTCAGTGTGTTATTGGTTATTAAGATAGCAGATACTGCTGGCGTTTTACTGCGGACACATCTAAGTCTCCAAGTTCCGGCACATCAGGCAGTTCTGCATCTGGGTTGTTGTTGATTTGCTCCGCACGGAACTCGCTTAGGAGATCAACAGTGAAAGTCTTAGCGTACATCTCTCTTACTATTTGGTGTATCTTTCTTGCATTGGATGCGTGTGTTACAAAACAGTCATGAATAGTACCGAGAT